TCATCCATGTCGCCTCCTTCAGCAAGTCCGAAGATCGAACCTGCCCCACCCCTATCAGGGGGACATGTTGATGCGAACGATCGACTTCTTACTGATGTCGGTGCTCGCTCCACGCGGCATGATCCGTCCGATCAACTGTCGCCGTAGCGAGTCGTCGTCCGTGTCATGCACGATGATGAGTCGGTCGCAGACCCTGTCGAGTCCATCGGTCCCTGTTGCCAGGGTGGCCGTTCCGATCAGGACGTCGAGACGTCCCTGCTTGAAGTCGTGTAGAACCTGAGCCTTCACCACTGCAGAGGATTGCCCTGTCAGCAGCTCGGCCTTCGCTCCCTGTGCCAGGCAGGTCAGGAACAACCCCTTGGCAATCTGGGAACTGTTGCAGAAGATCAGCACAGGTGTCGTTGCCTCACCGACCAACTGGTCCAGCATGGCCATGATGTGCGGGTGTACCCGTCCATCAGGAGCCATCATCAGGTACCGAGCACGGGCGTGCCGGACCTCCATCTGCGACGCCATGATGCGCCGCTTCGCGAGGTCCAACCCGAGCTCGAACCCTGCCGGCAGTGGAGTTGTCAGCTCCACGTCAGCAATGTTGATGACCACGTCGTCCGGCACGTACAGCACGTGGTCCAGGTCGGCCAGGTACTCGGCCGCACTGGCGTACTTCTGGAACCCCGTGACAATCGGGGTCATGCCGAACTGGTTCTGCTCCGTCACGCAGTGCGTGTACAGGAACTGGATGAACCCACCACTCACCGACCCAGGTGCCAGGATGTGCTGGATGCAGTACACCCGCTCCGCGTCGTTGTAGTTCGGCGTGGCCGACAGCAACATCAGCGGCGCCTGTAGGCCCTTGGCCAACCGGTCGAGCTTCTTCCAGCCCTTACCGTCGTGTCCACCGAACAGGTGGAACTCGTCGGCGATCACTGCCCGGTCCCGCTTCACCAGGTAACCCTGCTGCCGGAACTTGGCATGGCTGACAGCCGTCACCTTCACGCCCATCTTCACGCCGAGCGCCACCCACATCGGGTGTGTGATCGGAGGGGCGATCACGAGCGTTTCCCTGAAGCCGCTCAGAGCCACCAGAATCATGGCGGTGGCAGACTTACCCGCCCCGGTCTTGTAGTACAGGCACAGCCGGCGCGCTGGGCCGGGCTGTGCCTCCCACGCCTCGGCCGCTGCGAGCTGGTAGTCGAACAGCTCCTTGCCCAGCTTCCACTCGAGGCGGGCCAGCGCGCCCGTGGTGCGGCGCTGCCTCGGTGGCACCTCTGGGGCGAAGACCTCATCCACGGCGCTGCCGCAGGTAGTCCTCCACCGACCTCGCGTGGATCATGTCCGCTCCGACCAGCTCGCGGAAGATCGCGAGGTACCCCTCGACGTCGTCCGAGTTATCACTGTAGTCCGGCGTCACCGCGGCGCGCACCAGCTTGTACCCGATCATCATCAGCGGCACGTCCACCGCCGTGACCGGGTGCCCGAGGATGCCCGACCAGACCTCCGCGATTCGCGGGTAGGTCTCGACGGGCTCGCCGTAAACCCCACGCCTGCCGTCGATCACCTCGTTGACGACGTTCGTCTTCTCGCCCTTCACGCCGGTGTCGATTCGCATGATGTTCTGGTAGAACCCCGGACTCAGCGCCTCCACCTGCGCCACCGTCAGGTTGTCGCCACAGGCGGCGCAGTACTGCCGTCCGTCGCCGGTGTCCTGGATCTGCCACGCCTCGTGGTCGTGCTTCGGCTTCGTCCCGTGCGGCGGCTTGGGCGTAGCCCTGCCGATCATCGGTACACCGTCGTCCTGTGGTCCCGTGTACGGAACCGGGTCCGGTCCTTCACCTGCGTTGTGCATGTGCTGCTCCTTCTCAGAGTCCCAGCTTGTGCTGGGCGTAGTCGAATAGAACCTGGTTCAGCTCCATGTCCTTCAGAGCTCCGTAGATTGCGATCCTCGCTGCCGACCGCAGGTCCTGGTGGTGGGTCTTCTGGCTGAACGTCCAGACGTCGAAGACCTCCATCAGCTCTTGACTGACCACGTGCTTCACGCCCGTGTTGTCGACGATCTTTCCCCGACGGATCGCGGAGTTCAGGTCGTTGACCAGCTTCCGCATCCGCTCGTCCTGCTTGTAGATGTTGCCCCGCGGGCGATATGCCTCGATGAAGATGTAGGCATCGTGGTACCGCTTGACCAGCGGCACCACGTCCATCGACTTGTCGCCGGCGAACACGTGCTCCTGCACATGCAACGACCAGTCCGGTCGAAACTGCATGATGACCACTCCGGTGTGCACCAGACCCGGGTCGATCCCGATAATGGTGAGCACTCCGGTCTTGACATCTGTGTCAGCCATCGCTCTCCTTCCCTACAAATTACGAACCCGGCCGGCGAATTTTTTTTCCGCCGGCCAGGTCCGACTACTTGATGTACCGGTTGTTCGACTTCACCTCTGCTGCAAGGGGAAATCCCGGCAGCGCGGTGAAGGTGGACATCATCTCCGTGACGATCTGCTCGACCTCGGCCAGCGTGTACGAACACTGCGCCGGGTTGAAGTCCAGCACCAGCTCGTCGTGGAACTGGCCGATCAACCTGACACCGGCGTTGTTGTCACACCACCGCTGCACGTTGTCCGCCACCGCGAAGAAGATCTCGCGACAGAAGGACTGCGTGATCACAGCAGCCAGCTTCCCGCCGTACAGGTTGTGGTACTTGCGACCCTTGGTCTTGGGGTCCGTGTACCACGGAGACCACATGTCCCCGTTCGCCTTACCACTCGCACGGTAGAAGCAGATGTTCCTGCCTCTGCTGTAGCAACCGTGGAAGTACCGCTTGAAACCGACGCCGTAGACACGCACGTCCATCTCGAGGCTGACTACACCAGGGTGCTGGTCCAGCAACGACTGCGGTGTGAGGATCGGCATGAACCTCACCTTGATCCCCGGCACTCCGAGCTCGATCGCCTGCGGTGTCTTCGTCAGTACCGCAGCACGCATCGCCTCGTTGAGCCTGTCCCACATGTCCACGACCTTCGGGTTGGTCTCCCGCCAGTCGTTGACCAGAGTGCCGGACTCCTCGTCCGACATCTCGACACCCATCTTCTTCGCGAAGTCCTTGACCGCGACGTTGCCCGAGCCGTAGCCGCAGGCCAGCTCACCCACCTTGCCGGTCTGCCGCTGCTCATCCGAGACCGCGTAGTAGTCGAGGTTGAACATCTTCGCTGCCAGCACCCGGTACAGATCCTTGCCGGCGGTGTACGCCTGGACCTTCCAGGTCTCGCCGGCCAGGTACCCCAGAGCCCGTGACTCCACGGACTTGAAGTCGCCCACGATCAACGCCCCGCCAGGGTGCGTCGACGTGAACACCTGTCGCAGGTTGGCCGACAGGTCATCGTTGGTCCAGTACGCCGTGTGTCCTGCGTACAACGACGACATGTCCCGGCCACCACCGTGCAGGCGTGGCAGGTTCTGCATCTGCACACCCTTGCCACTGGTCCGCCCGGACTGGCTGGCGCCGTAGTGCATGTAGGAGTTACGGAGTCGCCCGTCCTCCGACACCATGTTGAGGATGACCTCCAGCTTCTTCAGGCTGGAACCACCAAAGGTCTGCTTCAGCTTGAGCAGTTGGTACACCTGCTCCAGCGGTTCGATCCCCAACGGAGGCACCGAGATCCCAGGGGTCAGACCCATCTGGATCAGCTTGGTCTCCACCCTCTTCAGCATGGAGGCCACGTGCTGCTCGTCAAAGCTCGTGGCCTTGACCCCTCGCTCTGCACACCACGCCTTCAGTTGCTTCAGGCTGTTGATGTTGAGCGTCCCCTTGGGGTCGAAGGCATTCCTGAACTCCTCCATCAGGTATGCCTTGTTCTGCTCGTACAGCTCGTTCATCCTGCGCACTGCACGCAGGTCCACATTCCAGCCGGTGTCGTTCATCCGCTGGGTGATGATCTCGAAGGTACGCTCCGCGGGCATCACCTCCGGCAGACCCATTGCCAGCAGCTTCGCAAGCCTGGCGTCCCTGTTGCAGTACCGCTGGAACAACTGCCAGTCGGTGTTCGACTGCAGCAACCCCTGCTTGTGCAACTGCTCTGCCTCGCACAACCCCTCGGCGTTGGGCGTCGACCACTTCTTGATGAGGGACTTGCCCTCCTCCATCTTCTTCGTACCGGTCAGCATCTGCGCTGCCGCGTTCGCCAGGTGCGAGTCCGCGCCGGCTGCACGTGCAGCAACCGCCGAGTCCACGAACCTGTTGTGAGGAAAGCTCAAGCCCATGCGCCGCAGCACACCTCGCTCGAACCCTGCGTTGTGCACCGAGATCGGAAGGTGATCGCCCA